GCGGACCTTATAACCTTAACAACGGTTATTCTTCTCCGACTGGTTCGGGCCTCGGTAATGCCGTGACCACTACTCCTCTGGCAGGCAATTATGGCGCCTGGGGCGACGTAGACACTAATGGTTCGGCTCTTATGAAGGAAGGGCGCTTTGATGCGGATCTTGTTTCTGGCTCTACCACGCTTGCATTCGTCCGAGTTCTTAAGAGTGGTCTGGACCAGGTCAACCTTGACGGACCTCAGTCCTTTAGTATCTCTAGCTCCGCTGGTAATGGCGTTGTGCAGGATGCTGCTGGAAACAATATGGCACGCCTTATTCGTCGATTCACTCGCGAGGTTAGTGCGTCAGCTACACCCTATGTTCTTCTCGGTTTTACCGGTCTTGGAGCAGATGGTGCTCATGCCGCTGGTGGACTTGACCTTAAGAACGCAGTTATGTCGGGTATCACAGCTTCGACAAACACGCTCTCTTGGGCACAGACTGATGATCTCACCAGTGGTGGGGCTCTCGGTTCTGTGGTTGGTCAGGCAGAGTGGGGCTTGGAAAACCAAGTCAATATCCCCGAGATCGATATCAAAGTCGATTCCGTGGCTATCACTGCGCAGACCAAGAAGCTGAAGGCTAAGTGGACGCCAGAGTTGGGACAGGATCTTAATGCCTATCACAACCTTGACGCTGAAGTCGAGCTTACCAGCATTCTCTCCGAGCAGATTGCTCTTGAGATTGACCGCGAGATCCTTGCAGACCTTGTTCAAGGTGCTACTGCAGCGGTCTATTACTGGGCACGTGCTCCCGGTCTCTTCGTGAACCGTGAAACTGGTCTGGAAATCGGTGCCAGTTCGGCTGCTCCCGATTTCACCGGCACAGTGTCTGAGTGGTACGAGACTCTTGCAGAGACCATCAATGATGTGTCCGCGCAGATTCACCGTAAGACTCTTCGTGGTGGTGCTAACTTCATCGTCTGTTCACCTGAGATTGCTAACATTCTCGAATTCACCGCTGGTTTCCGCGCAAGCGTTACCGCCGATGATGAGAAGGGTAGCATTGGTGCTGTCAAGGTTGGCTCGCTGAGCAAGAAGTTCGACGTTATCGTCGATCCTTACTTCCTCCGCAACGTCATCTTGGTTGGCCGCAGAGGATCCAGTTTCCTTGAATCTGGATATGTGTACGCTCCGTACGTGCCACTGCAGACCACACCTACCATCTTTGGACCAGAGGACTTCGTGCCCCGTAAGGGAGTCATGACTCGTTATGCCAAGAAGATGGTGCGTCCTGACTTGTACGGCTTAGTCGTCGTGCGCGGTCTCATGGGCGAAGCGGGTGCCACTAGCTAAATCAATTAGCTAAATAATAGTAGCAAACCAATACAAAGCCTCCTTCTTTTGAAGGAGGCTTTCGTATGTGTAAAGACTACTTATGTACGAACCGAAAGGTTTATCCCATGTTAAATGACATGATTACAAATGGAGGGTTATAAAAATGGGAACTAAAAGAGTAGGCTTGGCGAGAACCCAAGCATTGATTCAGAATTTAAAGAGAGAATTACAGATGAATGGCGCAACACTGGCTGGTGTTAAATTGCCATATAGCAATATTGAGGATGATACGACGCTGACAGCGGCCGATTCGGGCAAGTTGTATATTTTTAACGACGCCGATGGCGCAGCGCTTACGTTACCGGATTCTGGTGACGGAGACCTCATTGGGTGGTATATTGATGTTGTGTGTGCCGTCACTGCAACCTCAAATGAACACAAGGTGATTTGCTCCGACACGACGAACGAAGATATGGTTGGTAACTTCTTGAATGTTGATACAGATACCAGCGATGCCGTAAAATGCTTTCCAGCAGTTCAAGGTGATGGTTATGATTTTGTGCAATTCGATGGTGATGGGACCGGTATCATGGGCACCACTTGTCGAATTACTAACATTAAGGCAGATTTGTGGCTCGTTGAAGGATTACAAGTTGCAACTGGCACTCCCGCCACACCTTTTGGCTCTACTTGATAATTTGATATAACATTTAAAATATATCTTTATATTTCCCCCCCTCTTCGGAGGGGGTTTTTTTGTGTAAAAAGGCGATCCCCTCAAAAATACCGCGCCCAATTTTTTGAGATTTTCGTTTTTGCAAAATACATACTATTTACTTTACAAACCATAAAGGAGTTATCATGGGCAAGAAAAGAAGACTTAACAGCGCGAAAGCAAAATTCGCCACAAAACACTCGGCACACCCCCGAGCGAGGCTGTTGGCGGCAGCGGCCGACACTACTGAAAACGTGGAAGCCACACCGGCAGTGGAGACAAAAACAGAAGCAACCCCCACACCAGTGGCTGTAGAAACGGTTACCCCCGAAGTGGAGGTCAAGACGGTGAGTCCCAAAAAGACAACGACCACCAAGCGCCCCCCACCGAAGAAAAAAGCTACCGCCCCGCGCAAAAGCAAGTCAAAAAAGACGACTTCGACAGAAAAGCGCGCATAATATAAATTCCTTTGACAGTTAACCCATAATATAGGTGGGTTTTGTCCCCCCGTTTACTAATTACTGCGAAGGAAACCATCTAAATGCCTACAGAACTCTCGCCTCGTTCAGAAACTAGTACGATTGTACTTACTTCCACCGGAAGTGCTAACAACGTTGCGTCCGCTGTACCTTTTGGTATGTATACTGGCTCCCAAGCCTTTTTAACGGGAGCTTCTGTTCAAGTAGATTACGTATATAAGAAGCTGGGTGGCGACGTGGTCGATATCGAGCTTACCCCCGCAAACGTTTATGCGGCCTACGAAGAAGCGGTACTGGAATATTCCTACATTATAAACCTTCACCAGAGCAAAAATGTCCTGGCAGATTCGTTAGGCGCCAGTACTGGTAGCTTCAACGAAGAAGGAAACTTGGTTTACGGAGATTCGCTGAGCGGTTCGAACGTCGAGTTGCGCTACCCCCGCTTTCAGTATGCCACAGCCCGTAAAATTGGTGATGCAGCTTCGACAGCCGCCGGAATTGGCGGAACAGAGCGCATTTATTCGGCGTCATTTTCGCCCGCCACCGATCAACAGGACTATGACCTCCAGACCATCATTGAAACCGCATCCGAGAGCGGCGTAGATGATGCTGGCAAACCGGTAGCCTTTTCAGGGCTTGTTGATAACCAGCGCGTTATCATCTCGCGGGTATATTATCGCTCACCCCGCGCAATGTGGCGCTTTTACGGCTATTATGGGGGTGTAGGAGTCGTTGGAAATTATTCGACATATGGACAGTTCGCTGACGATTCTACATTCGAGATTATCCCCACATGGCAGAATAAAATGCAAGCTATCATGTATGAGGACTCTTTGTTCACGCGCACATCGCACTATTCTTATGAGATTAAGGACAATTTCCTCCGATTATATCCAACCCCCAGTTATTGGGGGCTAGGGCCGCTAGATCGCATGTGGGTAGAATTCTTCATTGACATGCAAGATCCCTGGCAGGGCAATACTCGCTATAAAGATGGTGTGAAGGGCGTTAACAACGTCAATACGCTACCTTTTGATAATATTCCTTATGAGAGCATTAACTCGATGGGTAAGCAGTGGATTAGAAAATATGCATTGGCATTGTGTAAGGAGATGCTGGGACAAGTGCGTGGTAAGTTTACCACGATGCCAATTCCAGGTGAAAGCGTCACTTTGAACCATTCAGAATTGTTGTCCCAGGCTAAAGATGAGCAGCAGCAGTTGAAAGATAAGTTGATGGAGATATTGGATACACTAACATACAAGGAGTTGACAAAGAGCGATGCCGAAATAACCGAGGCTGTGGAGACTACATTTAAGAGTTCGCCGCTACCTATTTTTGTAGGATAACATGATTGATGTCAGATAATGAATGGAAAAGACCAGCGGCCCCACCTCCTCCTTTGTTCTTTGGAGAAAAGGAACGTGACCTTGTTAAGCAGGTTAACGATGAGTTAATCGAAAAGGTTATTGGTCAGCAGATCCTTTATTATCCTATTGATTTAGAAACAACAGACTTCCATAACTTATATGGAGAAGCCATTGAGAAAACATACCTTCCCCCAGTGCGAGTTTTTGCGTTGGTGGAGTTTACAGACTTTTCTACGGAATATATGGCAAATGTGGGAATTGATAAAACGTGGGAGATTAATGTACACTTTCATAAGCGTAGATTAGAGGAGGATCAAAATCTCTATGTGCGAGAAGGTGATTTTGTTTTGTACGGAGATTATTATTACGAGATAGTTAAACTAACAGAGCCAACCAAACTGTTTGGCCAAGTAGACCACGGTTTTGAAATTTCAGCCCGTTGTCGTAGAGCAAGAAGGGGATTATTCGATGCTACCTGACAATTTTGATTTTGCGATGATTCCACCGGGGATGGATTTACATCTTTCGGAAATAGGAATGTTGGCTTCCGATATCGAGAGTATCGATACGGCTATCTATTCATGGGTAAAAGATGATTTACGGCTGAGTGCCTATACTAATGAGGGCTTTAAGGATGTTCCTGTCCTCTGGCAAGTTCCGGAGCGCTCTTATCAAATTAAACATAATAAAAACCTACGAGATGATGGTGGCGCCCTTATTTTGCCGGTGTTGAGTATTGAGCGCACTGGCGTGGTAAAAGATCCTGCCCGTAAAGGGAGTTATCAAGCACAAACATATTCGACTGATAAAAACGGACGCACAGGGCGAATGGTGCTAGCGCGCCAAATAGTAGAAGATAAAACGCGCAACTTTGCGGTAGCCTCTGGGACGCGCTCTGTCGTTTCAGGATCATCCATTCAGCAGTGGTCCCCTCGACCGGCGCCCCGTATTAATAAAAAGATTGTAATTCGAACTTTATCGGTGCCTATTCCAGTTTATGTAAATGTGGAATATAAGATCACGATTAAGACTGAATATCAACAACAAATGAATGATATCATTGCCCCGTTTATGGCCCGCACTGGGCAGGTTAATGCCTTTATTATGCGACGTAATGGGCATTTATATGAGGGTTTTATTGATCAAGGTTTTACTCATTCTAATAATATTGACAATTTGGATGAAGACATGCGTGTTTATACTTCGGAAGTAAACATTCGCGTTTTGGGGTATTTAATCGGAGAAGGTGCCAACGATGATCGACCAATCGTAAGAGTAGAGGAAAATGTTGTGGAAATTACCTTTCCACAAGAAGGAATCGTAGCCCCAGACGAAAATGGCTTTTATACTTTTACTTCCTGAACTCAAACTCAAATTTATTCGTCTGGAGGCCGCCTTTTGAAATAGAAAATACTATTTAAAGTATGATTGCACTCTCCAATTAAACTATTTTTTTAAAAGAGGAAACCAAATATGCCCATTAGTAATTTTAGATTTGTATCTCCTGGGGTGTTTATCAATGAAATTGATGAATCATTCGCTACTGCCACCGCACCGGAGATGGGTCCTGTAATTATCGGCCGCGCCGAAAGAGGACTCGCGATGCAACCCATCACAGTTGAATCATATGCAGACTTTGTAGCGACCTTTGGTGAGCCCGTACCTGGACGCGCGGGCGGCGACATTTATCGCCATGGCAACTTTCAAAGTCCCATGTATGGAACTTACGCAGCCAAGGCGTTTTTGCACGCACAAGTGGCACCTCTTACATATATTCGCTTGCTTGGTCAAGAGACCAGCGCAGGCTCGACGGCAGGCGGTGACGCCGCAGCAGGGTGGAAGACGACAAACTTAATCGGACCCCAGGGCCCCGGCTCTACGATTGGTGGGGCATATGGTCTCTGGGTCTTCCCTTCAGGAAGTGGCGCCGACCTTACGCGCCAGCCGCAAGTTTTAGGGCGCCCCGATTATGCATCCAATCCTAGCGCTGGCACGCTGGCAGCCATTTTTTATATGAACTCGGGCTCCATCGAACTTACGGGCGCCCTGCGCGGTGGCGCAACTGTTACCACAGGGCGCGGTACTGGACAATGCATCGGGTCAGACACTAGCGGTGTCTTTACCGCGATTTACACCGATTCGACTGAAGTGGAGCACACAGTTCAGTTTAGCTTTGTTGATACCAATGACAATTTTATTCGCAACCGTTTCAATACAAACCCGCAGCTATTGAACGCCTCTGGTACTTTTTATCCCACTTCGGATTCTATTTTGTTGGGAGAGACCTTTGAAGACAACGTTCGCAATTACTATGTTTCTGGCTCTTCGCTAACGACACAGGCAATGCAGGGTGTGATTTACGGCATTCAGGCTAGTGGTAGCACCACATCGATTGCTTCGATGAAACAAGCTTCTCGTGAAGCTGTCGCTGGATGGTTTATTGGACAAGATGTCCAAGGCGATTATGCTACATATTCCGCTGGAGCTATGACCAAACTTTTCCGACTTAAAGGCCGAGGACATGGTGCGTGGCTTAACAAGAACTTAAAGGTCTCCATTGAGAAAATTAGAGAATCCACGACGACCTCTACAGACTATGGTACTTTTTCGGTGGTTCTTCGAGGAATTAACGACACAGATCCCCCCAGCGACGTTGTAGAGCGCTATGATGGATGTAGTTTAGATCCTAGCTCTCCTAATTTTGTAGCGCGCGTAATCGGGGATAAATATTGGACTTGGGATAGCACCGGCGTGCGTCTTAAGCAGTATGGCGAATATGATAATAGGTCTAGCTATGTATATGTGGAAATGAATAGCGATGTAGAAGCAGGCGCAACAGACCCCCGTCTCCTTCCGTTCGGCTACTTCGGTCCTCCAACCTTTGCCCCGATTATTTCAGGCTCTGGCATGAATGCAACCGAATGGGCAGCTTCTGGGATCACTGAGAAGTGGATTACTTATAGCGGCTCTTTCGGTAGCGTCGGCGGTGGAATCGCTCGCGCGGGAGGAGGCAACGCTGACCGCTCCGGCGCGCCCTCCGCCCAGGCCGACGCCCACCAATTCTTATCGGCGGCCTTTTCTACGGATGGACCGGGCGCCCTTACAGCTTCTCTTTACTGGCCAGTCGATCAATTACGCGTATCAGCTTCCGCTGGTGTGACACAAGCTTCGAATGCTTATTTCGGATTTCTTAACACACGCGGGTCGGGAAGCACAGATCCTGGATCGAGCTACGCGGACTGGCATAGACTTTTGTACGCGGACTTCCCAGACGATCCGGCAGCCGGCCAGAATCCGGCACGCTCATCGGCTGGTGGCGCCGATCTTGCAGCGGGTGTTTACGGATGGTCATATATCTTCTCCATGGACGATGTGCGAGGGGACGGCGGTTCCGGCGCAGATCAGTACTTCTATCAGTCTGGCTCTCGTAAAGAAGGATTGTCGGTAACAGTAACAGATGTTGCCACCCTTCTTAACGCAGGACACAATAAGTATACGGCCCCTTTCTGGGGAGGTTTCGATGGATTCAACATCCAGAAGCCCGACCCGTTGTACAACAACGGAATGGCCTCAACTGATACGGAAGATACTAACTACATTTATCACACGTACCGACGAGCGATTAATACTGTTGCTGATGCCGAATTTGTTAACATGAACTTGTTAGCAGCACCCGGTCTGACTCAAACGAACTTAACGCAACATATGATTGATGTGTGTGAAGCCCGAGGAGACGCGTTAGCTCTCATCGATCTTCCAGATGTGTATATTCCAGCGGCCGAAGGTTATTACAACACCAAAGCACAGCGCATTGGAACAACACCAACAGCCGCCTCAACCGCTCTCAAGGATCGTAGAATCGATTCCAGCTATGGATGCACATTCTACCCATGGGTACAAACACGAGATACCGCAACCGGTCGCCTCTTGTGGATTCCACCTTCAGTGGCTATGTGCGGCGTCCTGGCTTCCTCTGAGAAGTCTAGCGCAGTCTGGTTCGCACCCGCCGGTTTTAATCGGGGCGGACTCACCGATGGTGCCGCTGGGCTTACGATTACCAATGTCACCGAACGTGTGACTTCTGATGATCGCGACACTTTGTATGAGAATCGGATTAACCCGATTGCTTCGTTTCCCTCCACAGGTATTGTTGTCTTCGGACAGAAAACACTACAAGCACGCGCTTCCGCGCTAGATAGAATTAACGTAAGAAGATTGGTTATTTACTTGAAGAAGCAAATTTCATTCTTATCCAGTCAGATTTTGTTTGAACAGAACGTGGAAGCAACTTGGACTAACTTCAAATCACTGATTGAACCTCTTTTGGCCAACACCCAGGCAGGATACGGTATCACCGATTATCGTTTGATTTTGGACAATACAACAACGACACCTGACTTGATAGACCAAAATGTGCTCTATGCTAAGATTATGGTGAAGCCAGCGCGAGCCATCGAGTATATTGCGATTGACTTTATTATTATGAACTCGGGAGCCTCTTTCGATGATTAAAAATATACCTTCCCTCTATTTAATATATATCAAGGAGATTAACAGCCAATGTCAGTAAGTAATTTTTGGAGTGCCGATTATACGTCCGGGGACATCACCGATCCTAAAAGAAAGTTTAGATTTATGGTGTCGATGGCTGGTCTTAGCGACTCCTCAGCCACAGCAGCGACCAACGTTATTTGGTATGCAAAGTCGTGCACCAAGCCGTCCTTTCAGATCGCCACAGCGGAACACAAATATCTCAATCATACCTTTTATTTTCCCGGCACGGTAACCTGGCAAGATGTGTCTCTTACCTTGGTTGATCCGGGTGGTGACACGTCGAATGTTGCACAGATGTTTACTGAGTTAATAGTAGGCGCTGGGTATGCAATTCCAGCCAATGAAGGATATTTGGGTACGATAACCAAATCATCGATGGCTAGTGCCGTCGGGGCGGTTGTGATTTCTCAGCTTAATGGAGAGGGCGCCGCAGTGGAAAGTTGGACGCTCAAAAACGCTCTTATTACTGAAATGAAGTTTGGAGATTTGGAATATGGATCTGATGAGTTAACCGAGGTTTCACTGACTCTAAAATACGACTGGGCGGAACTGGTTATCACGGACTCCAGCGGCACCGACTCCGCCGCCCTCCCGACCACGGCCACCCCCTGAATAGCGCTTAACAAAATCGTCACACTAAGATATACTTATACAATACAACGAGGTGTATATTGAGTAGAAATAAAGATCGTGTGGGAGCACAAAACCAAAATGTGGAAACCCCCGCACCCATAGTACAAAATGCAACAGAAGGGTTTTCCTTTGTTGTTCCTACAGAATTTGTAGAATTGCCGTCTGGTGGTAAATATTATCCCCCTGGACACCCTCTTCATAACGAAGACACCATTGAAATCAAACAAATGACAGCTAAAGAGGAAGACATTCTCACATCGAGATCTCTTCTCAAAAAGGGCGTGGCCCTAGATCGCGTTATTGAAAGTTTGATTGTAAACAAAGCTATTAAGCCAGATTCATTGTTGGTGGGTGATCGTAATGCGATCATTATCGCTACCAGGATGTCTGGCTATGGCGCTGTTTACGACACTAAAGTAACGTGCCCCGCCTGCAGCGCCCACCAAGCCTATAGTTTTAATCTCAATGACGGTACTGTTTACACGGGCGAAAATATTGATCAGTTGGATATCGTTAATAACAATAATGGTTCCTTTACTGTGGAGTTGCCCAAGACTAAAGTAAAAGCAACTTTTAGACTTTTGCGCGGAAGCGACGAAAAGGGAATCCTTACCGCCATGCAGAACGAGAAAAAGGGGCAAAAAGGATTAGAGCGCAACATGACGCGCCAGATCGCCAATATTGTTGTGGCTGTTAATGGCGACAGTTCGCCGGATGCCCGCAACTACCTAATTAACAACATTCCTTCAATGGATTCCAGGCACCTACGCTTAGCGTATCGTCTTGCTGCCCCCAACGTTGACCTCACACAACTATTTGAGTGCAGCGAGTGTGATTTCGAGCAAGACATGGAGGTGCCGCTCTCGGCGGACTTTTTTTGGCCTGACCAGTAATTATATGGAGAACGTGTACGAACAGTTCTTCTTTTTGAAATATTCAGGTGGGTGGTCTCTTTCGGAAGCTTATAATTTACCGGTAG